TTGTCGGTCTTGCCGTCAATCTCGATGGTAAGGCCGCGATAGACGTTGCTCGCCATTTCAAGGCCCCCTATTCAAAATGATTGTTATTGGATCATCGACCTGATGTCATCTTGCGTAGCCGTACGGACATTATCGTTGCTGGTTGGTCTAGATAGGTGCTGCCACGCGGCGGCGATACGGTCTATCCTAAGGACTGTGCGATATGAGACATTACGCAATGACTCCGGGCTAAGCCCGAGCTCACGCGCGTTGAGCACCATGTTCGCCGCTGGCCACCACGTTGCTTCCTGAGGCGGTCTTACCGTTTCTTTGCCCCCGTTTCGTGCGAGCTTTTGCGCTTCCGAGGGCGGAACGAAAGAAGGCTTGCATATAGTCCAGCTGCACCTGCCCCCATATGCCTTCATCAGATTGATCGGTCGCGATACCGTCTAGTGCATTATCTGGCAGACCCTTCATCCACGCCTCATAGTCAGGCAGATCCTGGTCTGCGGTCCGCGCGAGACACCATAGAATGCGCGTAAAGGTCGCCATGTCAACACGACCCGTTTTGGCAAATGTCACCGACATGAACTGAAAGTCCATACTCAAATCGCGCCCAAATTGGTCCTCATAGACAACCAGCGACCAAGGAGCGGATTTGATCTTGAGCTTCTTTCCCACAAAATCAATTTCTCTCATATATCTCCTATCAAAAATGCCCCGATGTTAAGATCACCGGGGCACTCTAGAGTCAATATTGATACAGGTCTACTAAGCAGCGGCTTCTTTCGGAAGCTGCACTGCGTCATACCAGGCATCGTAATCTGCTGATCCGGCGGAGCAACTGGACTTGATGACATTAATGCCGCCGATCTTGGTCTGGGACATAGTTATGTCTATCGACTGATCCACCAGTGAGATGCTGTCAGAGGTTGTAGACTCTTTGGATGTGGGACGACCCATGGCGGTGTTGTAGAAAGCATAACGCTCCCCGTCCTCGTCGCCCTCGACCTCATAGAGTAATGCGACATTTTTAGCCTTTGCATCGGCAACTTCGATGAGCTTTCCGCCGCTATCGATATACCAACCATAGATGGCAACCATGACTTCTTCTGGCATGCGCGCGACCTGAAGCGTACCGGAATAGCCACCGTTCGGAAAGCTAGAGAAATACGGTCCATTGTCACGATACTCAGTCGTGCTCTTGCCCTCAGCTGAGATATCAAGCGTGTTAGCACCTGGGATCATAATTGGAACGCCATAGCCTGTGTATGCGCTGACATAGGCCCACGTGACAGTCCCGTCTGTGACTGTGCCTGACGCGGGCCACGTCGGGGCGGTCGAACCGCTGGTTCCTGCGGTGGTGGCCTTGTAGAGATTGCCATTTGCAGTTACGTAGTCATTGAGGGCATATGCAGTCGTTGCCGCCCATGTGGAGCCCGCAGGAACGCCTTTGACGGCGATAGCGAGCTTAGAGAGTCCGAAGCGCACGGAATTGCTCATATGTGTTCCTTTCAGTTGATTTACTTTTCGATGAGGTCCATCGAGTAGACGGTCTCTATCAGATCCTCTGACTCGACGTAAGCACCTGACTTAGACCAGGCGATTCCTGCGGTGTCGAGGGCAGCCTCTATGGACCGCTCTAGCGCGAGGTCGCGTTGGTCGCAGTAGAGCTCAAAGTCGTAGCCCCCTACGACAAGGCGCACCGAGTCGTCCCCGTAGGCGTTGCGGGTCGAATCGAGTACCCAGCAGACGTAGGGTGTCGCCTGCGTCGTCCCCTTGGGCCATCGGACGGCCACGACAGGGGTGCCTGTGGACTTGACGGCATGCACTGCATCGGTGAGCGTCCTCATGACTAAAGCCCCTTATCAAGGTCAGCCTGCATCTGCTCAAATGCAGGCTCGATGTGCGGGATTCCATCGACGCGGCCACCGTTGCGCTTCGCGTGGCCCTTCTCCAGCAGGTGCGTGAGCTGGTATTTTGTTTTGTTGTATACGTGTCCCGTGTAGCTTCCCGGTACGTCCTCGTCCACCTTGTAGGCCCAGCCCTTGGCATAGTCGCCCGTCCTCTTGGGGGAGTTCGTGCGGAGATATGACCTGCCATCCTTACATGCGTCGGTGATATTGGCCTTGAGTGCCTCCTCGTTATCGACTCGGCAATCCTCCAACATCTCGTTGATCGCCTCGGCGAATCCGTCAGAGCCTGCGGCCACCTTGATTGAGCTAGCCACGGTCACTGGTCACCTCCTCGCATGTCAGGGTCACGAAGTCGGGCGTGCGCTGGACGCGCGTCACGGAGAGCGTCTTGCCGTCGAACTTAAGCTTCGTCTCTCCCTGGTAGTCCACGCGGCGGACCTGGAGCACGGCGGCAGGATGAATCCCTGCCTGCGCGGCGGCATAGAAGGCGTTCGCTCCCATGCTCATCTCGTTTGCGAACACCTTGCGTTCGGTCGGAGTGGTCGAGGGAACCCCAAGGTCGTCATAGGTGGTCGTGGTCGCGAGAAGCGTTGCCACGGCGGCATAGCGTGCCATCCTAGGTCACCTCGTCCGTGAGCGTCTGGGCGTATCCCGACGAACACTTGAGCGCTGATAGCATGGACTGGTAGGCCGCCATATAGCGGTCGGCCTCGTTGTTGTCCATGCCGAACATCCCCTTGACGTAGCAGATGATCGCGGTGCGAACGAGCGGGTCGGTATCCACGGCACCAGCACCGGTCACGCCTCCACGCACGAGGTCGGCCTTGGCCGCGAGGATGAGCGTCGATATCTCGTCGTCGAAGTCGGTGGACGTGATGCGCAGGGCCGAGCGGCAGGCGGCGAGGATGGGAGTCGTGATGTCAGCCATCGATCACCTTCTTTCTCGTCGATCGTGCGGCCTGCTTTGGTCGCGTGGTCGGCTTGTCAGCGACAAGCTCCACTAGACGGCCATAGAGGGACGAGACGAGGGATGCAACACGCGCATCCCCCGCCTCGAACTCATCTCCAACATGCCTCACGATGCCCGTCTCGCGGTCGTAGAACTCCTTGATCGTACGGACATGCATTAATATCCTCCTTAGGCGGCGGCGCCGATGGTAAGCTTTGCGAACGCCTTCGGGACGGCCAAACCGCAATCGAAGAGCGCGTATGCGGTATAGCTGTGCTCCTGGGTCTTCGCGTCGATGAACGGGGTCACGTCGATGCCGGCGAAAAGGTTGGCAGAGACGGCAGCGGGGAACCCGCAGATGATGGTGCCGTCAGCCACGTGGTCGTCCTGCTTGACGATGGTCCCGTAGACTCGGCCCTGGGTCAGCGGGTCGCTGGTCATGGTGTTGTCCACGAAAGCTGGGCGTCCATCGGCATACTGGATTCCGGCGATGTGGTCCCAGATGGTCGTTCCGGACGCATAGATGGTGCGCGGCTTGGAGAGCGCCATCCCGTCGGCGTCGGTCTTGAGCGTCGCGAGCATCTTGCGAAGGTCGGACTCAACGAGGGTTCCGGCGGTCTTTGCGGTGAGCGCCTTGTTGGTGGCGTCCATGCCGAGAGTTGCGTCCTCGAGACGCGAGAGGGCGAAGACATCGAGTGCGTTGCCCTCGCGTCCCGCGACCTCGCGGATAATCCAGTCCTCGAAGCCCTGGAAGGACTGCGTGGCCATCTTCCTGCTGATGGCGGCGGTCTTCTTGAACTCCTCGCCGGTGATGTCGATGGTCACGAAGGTGTTCTGCTCGTCGGTTGCCGCGACGTTCTCGTCGGTCATGGCAGCGTCACCGGCTGCGATTGCGGTGCGGCGTACGACCTGGTACACGTTTTTGGCGTTGTCGATGTTGAGGTCAGCGTAGAAGGCCTGCGAACCCTGCACGAGGTCCCAGATGCGCGTCTGGATGACGGTCGGGAGCACCTGCGGGGTATTCGCCGTGGTCGCCGTAAACGCACGCTTCTCGACATCGGTCATCTCACCACCGTCGAAGAGGGAGATTCCACAGCGCTTCGCCATATCCTTGACCCAGGCACGCTCATAGAGCTTCCCGGATGCGCTCATGTCGGTGGT